ACCGTGTGTATGCTCACGCTGTTTGCGCTTGCACCCCAACTGCTAGGTCGTAGCACGGGTATTCTTGCCCGCCGATGTCGAGTGTGCCGGGGCGACCCGACATGACAATTATTGCCGACCCTAAAACGGTTGCCGTGATCTGCAATATTTCGCGCAACACGGGTAGCCCTGCTGGGCCGCTGCCGACAATTTTGATCGGGTAGTCCATGCGTACGATATTGCCGTTGCCAGCGATCGTCGTAAAACTTGGCGCTTGAATAAACACACAATTCGGTACGAGTTTGGTCGGGTCGGTTACAACGCGTAGCCCTGAGACGGCTGTCAGCGTTGCGCTGAGATCGTCTAGCGTCTCGTTGAATAGATCGGTGTATGGTGCGGGCATTAGGCAACCGCTGGTCGGTCAATACCTAACAACTGTTTAACGATCGGTGTCAACGATTGTTGCGGTGCTGTACCCATGTTGTCAAACGACGCAAACACGTTCTCGAGCGAGCCACGCGAACGCCACAACGCCGCCGCATACATTAAAGTGCCGAGCGTTACGTCACCGCTAGGCGACGTGCTAAGGCTGTCGTTGTAGCCTGCCTCGGCTCGTCGGCGACTACAAAATTGGTTCGAAGCTGACACGGCCTGCGTAATTAGCGTGTAATCATCTGACGGGTCAGTAATTGACACACCCAAATAGGTGACTAGGTTTGCTGCCGTAATCCACGTGCAAGTTGGCGTGAACGAAATTTGGCCGGTGTAGATCGCCGCAAACTCAACATCGTCACCCGTGCAAGCGTAAAGCAACTGGTTAGGTATAGCGATCGTCGCGTCAAATGTCCATTCGCCAGTTTCGCTGTCTATGCCCGTGTATTTGTATTGCGGGCATTTTAAAACCGTGAACGTGCCGTCAAACGGTGCGCCTAAACTGCCGACAGTAATGCTGTCGCCAACCTGTATTTCGGTTGGCTCAAGCGTAGATATGCAGGCGTAGTTGCCTAGTAACTGTTTGCTGGCTGTTAGATATGTCGCCATAAGCGGTTTGTCCGCTTACGACTAAGAAACGATAATTGACTGAACTTGGTCAGCGTCAGCAATGAAAGTTGACACGTAGCCGTAGTAACTAAACGTGCGGCCCAATGTGCCCGGTACTTCGACTGACATAATGCCGCGTACTTGTTCGTAGAACTCGCAGGCTGAGCCGCGCGCCACGATCATTGTGCCCGCTGCAAAGTTGCGGTCAGCAACCAAATTAAGACCAAACGGGTTAAAGGTGTTGGCGACGGTTACGTTTGCCGAACCCATGCCGTTAACACCCATTAAACCCGAAGCGCCCACGTATGGGAATACAGGCCGTTTGTCTACGTCAAGTTGTGCGCCCAACGCTTGCCATACGCCCGGTGCAACAAAAATGTGATCAGGCAAAAAGTTAGTGTCTAACAAAATGTTGTAAGCGCTGGTATAAATGGCGCTGATCAAAGTTGACGGATCGTTTGCTGTTACTGACCATGTTGCGCCAGACGCTTGCGCGCCTGAAACGATTGCGTCAGCCGCAATGTCATCTGACTTTAACATATATTGACCTACTAGGTCTTGCAAAATGATTTGCATTGCACCCGGCGACGTAAAGTCAATGTCTTGTACTGACAAGGTCACTTGGCCGCTGAGCGTAGTTTTTGTGACCACGTTTGAGGCAATCACGGGGGTTGTTGCGCTAACGCCACTCAATTCAGGTGACTGCGCGCTAACGGTTGGGTGTGTTGTCCAAGTTGGTCGAATAAATGTTTTTTGGTTGCCACCGTCTGGCATTGCTCGCGCACCAATCGCAGCAACGACAGGGCGGGTGTAATTTAGGTCAGCAAACACGGGTGCCAACACGGGCACCGGGAGCAAGCCAGCGGTGTCACTTGTGGTCACGTCTCCGGCTGCGGCCTGCAACGCGGTCTGCTTCGACTTCATGTAATCGTTGGCAGCTGCTGCGACGTTGCGAAATGTTTCGCCGCCAATGTGCATGGCTGCCAAGTATTCGCCGGGTGTCGGCAAATTAAATTTGCGTTTTGGTTGCGCCCACAATTTTTCAACTGTTGCTGCTGCCTCGACTGCTGGTGTTTCTTGTGTTTCGCTCATAGGGGTTGTGTCCTTTGTTGTGTCTTGTTCTGATTGTAACTCTACTGCTGGCTCGGTTTCGTGGATAGTCTCCTCGGGTGCGCTTGCTGCGACCTCGGTTATGACCGCGCCACTAAACGCGCCCTCGCTGACTAGCGACAATTCCGACCAGTTGGCGGCCTCGACGATCATTACGCCTGCCTCGTCGTAACTAAATTTTGTGGGTGTTACGCCGACCGATACCGCGTCTATAACGCCGTCATTTGCAAGCGTCAACGCCTCGTTGCCTAACCGTGTTTGGCTGATTTTGGCCGTAAACATCATGCCTTGCGGGGTGTCTACGCGCTCGACAACTTTGCCGACGATCTGATTAGCGTCGTGTTGCATATAAAGTTTCGGGTCGCGCCCCGTGACTGGCAACGACCCTTGCAAAAACCGTACTTTTGTACCGTCGTTTACAACGGCTGTTTCGTCGTAGGTGACTGCTACGCCTGAGATTGAGCGCGACGGCAAGCCCTCTGCCGCCGCTGCGTCAACCGTGATCTGTGTGGGGGTAAGTCTGATCATAAATTTTATAGTACTCCATTTGGTATCGGGGTTTCGGAATTGTCCTCACGGTAGTCACTCATCGAATATTCGCCCTTGAGGTAGTCCTCAACGTCAAATTCGATGTATGTGCCGTTTGGTAGCACGTTGTTTTGGCTGAGTGTGCCAGCGATGCAATCGGCGTATGCACGTACGCCGAATGTCCACAAGTCCATGCGCGCTTCAGCGCTCGACTGGTACGAGTACGAGCCGACCGATACGCCTGCAAGGTATGGCGGTATGTTGCATAATCGCGCCATTTCCATTGCTTGAAATTCGGCGCTTTCAATTAGCAACATTTTGTCCGGTGAACTTAGGATTTCCGAATAAGTGACGTATTCGTTAAGTGCTGCTGTTTGGTTTGTTGCTCGAGCCGCATTGAACGCTGCCGCTAGATCGGCTAACTCTTGTGCGCTTAACGGCTCGCCACCAGTCTGACGCAAAATGCCTGCCGGAATAGCCGACGATGAATTGCGAAACCGTGCAGCCTCAAGTTGTAACGCTGTCGCAATGGCTTTTTCGCTCATATAAACGATGCCTTGTATTGGCGACAAAAATTGCACAAGATCATCAGGGTTTAGCGCACCGCCTTGAAACGTAATTTCTTTTGAAGGCGCGAACCACACCGGGCCTGCTTGATCAAGTGTGTTAACCATTGCGGCAGGTAGTCGAGTAAACGACGCAGGATAACCGTCGGCTGTACGTGACGTGATATACCAAAATGCGCGACCAAAGAAAAATAAATCGTCAAATGTCCACGACATAATAAAACTATTTGGCAATGTTGGGTCGATGCGTCGTAGCCAAGTGCGTGGCGCTAGTGGCACTTTTTCCATTTCGTCGCCGTTCCAAATTTCGTTATACATTTTTAGTTGCATACAACCAAGCACCGATGCCATTAGATCGCGCGCTCGACTGATCGTTGGTACGCTCATTGCACGATTACGCGCGTCGCCCTCGATATACGAGTAGTACTGGCCGATCATGTTCATGCCAGCGGTGTTGGCTGAGTAATACTGTCCGCCTGCGGCTGCCGTTTTAGTTGGCTCAGGCGATATAGCCGCCTTGTTTACTGACCGTGAGAATATTGCCATGTTGTAAGTATGCCACCAATTTATTTGACGGGTGTTGATAGGCGACCGCTAAGCGTCAACCGAGAAAGTAAGAACCTAACGGCCGCCCAGCAAAATACTAGCCACCTGCAACTACGATCATCGGTTTGCCTGTTGCGGTCGGTCGTGACGCAAGCGCCGCTGACCAAACCAAACACCGCGCCAACTCGATCGGGCCGGGTGATCGCTGGCTTGATAGCGCGATGCTGTTTTGACTGCGTACGGCGACGGCGCGTTGCACGTGTTCAGCAAGCATATTCTCGCCCGTATGCCAAAGTAATTTCTCGTTGATCATGCTCTTAATGCGTGGCGTGAATTTAAGTATTTCGCCATAGCCAACAACTGCCCTGCGACGTTCAAGCGCTAACGGCCAATGAATATCTATCGACGGTGATATAGCAAATTTGATTGCCGTGTTTTTTGCTAGGCGCTCGACGTGTCGCAACATCTCGTCGTACGTGTCGCAAACAAATTCAACGGTGACGACAGTTCGCCGATCGTCAAGCACGACGGCTCGGGTCGCAAAGTATCGGTCGTCGGTCAGGCTGGTCTCGATAGCGACTGTGCCGCCGTCGGGCATCGGGTCGGTGTACTCAAGTTCAGGCCACAAACCCGGTGCAATCCACGACTTATCAGACGCAACCCAAAGGTTGCATGACGCGCGCAAAAACGACGCACGATCAGGGTTCTCACTTTCAGCCTCAATAGTTTTAAGCGTCAGCGTTTTGCCTAACGCTGGGTTTGCCCAACCCCACGCACGACTATCCATAGGCGATATGTCAGGCGGCGGCGACCATTCCGCAAAATACAGCGATGACGGCTCGGCACGGTCAATAGATCGCAAACCCTGTTCACGCCAACGCTGCATAGCCGTACTTGCCTCTGTGCCAGCCGTTGACCATGCGCTCAGCAATGGTGATCGGCGAGCGCGCTGCGCTGGTAACAAACCGCCGTCAATGACAGTCGAGCCAATATCCCAAATCTCGTCGGCAACAATCAGATCGCATGACATACCGTGACCGACACTCAAGTTGGCTGCACGAATAAACCACTTTGACCCGTCAGGCATAGTGACTTGGTTGCGACCATAAGACCGCATAAGTTTTGCACCGAACCGCAACTCAAGTATGTCGGCGAGTTTGTCGTAGAGCATGACCGCCAAGTCAAGACGGTGCGCGGTAGATAACACGGTTTGCGGTTGCCCCCGGTGCTTAGGCATCTCGGTCAGCCACCAACCGACCAACGCCGTCAACGCAACCGTCTTACCGTTCTGACGCGCCGTACTAACCATTGACATACGATGCAAAAAATCCCCGTCGCTATCAAATAACAACTGACCGTCTAAAACCCTCTGCTGCCAAGGCATTAACTCCATGCCGAGATGCTGTAAAGCCCAGCCCCCCACCTCAGCCCCAAACGAACCAGCCGCGTCAGGCCACACCGTCTCCAGTCTCGGCTGATCTCGGCCAGTTACCGCCAGTTCAGGCTGATCAAGGTCATCTGAGATAATCCTGAG